CGACAGTGCCAGAGGCTTTGGACAGGGTGAACTGCGAACCCGGCGTAGAACTGTTAATGGTAATCAAATTCCCAGCAGTACCGGACAAGCCAAAATTTGATACGGTCTGCGTTGTGCCCGCTGTAAACGTCACCGTGGCAGGCTGGGTGTTATTGGTAATATTGTTGAAAGTGTTGGAGCCGCTGATGGTAAGCGCCCCAGCGCCACCTTGGTTGAGGTTGTAATAAGTCAACCCACCTCCGGCAAAAATCTTTGCCGAAGCATTTGTCATGGTTATCGTGGAAGTGCTGGCGTTGATGGTCAGGTTTGTACTTGTCGCGGTGTTCCATGTCGTAAACGCATTACTCCCAGAAACTGTCCAAGTGCCTGTCCCCATATTAAGTGTCCTCGTGTTTGAATTATTCGAGGAAAAATAAACGGTTGTGACATTAAAATTTGCAGCGTCAAATGTGCCCTGCGTAAGCGTAAGCGTATTGTTAGAAGCCATTGCATCCGCAAGCGTAACGGTGATTCCGGAGCCGTTAACCGTTGTGTTGCCAAGAGTTTTACCTACGCTTGTAATGGTTCCAGACGCAAGGAATGTTGGGGCAAAGGATGTGTAAGTGCTTCCAACACCAGCAATCAAAGTCAAGTTGCCATATAAGTTAGTGGTGCCAGAAATTGTCTGTAACGAAGGATTTGCGGTGGAGCAGGTGATGCTTTTGACTGATGAGCCATTAGGAAACTCAACAATTAGCCCCCCTGACGTTGAAACAACTAAATCAAGTACGTTTGAACTTGTTGCTCCTCCCGTGGTGCCAAACGCAAAACGTCCAGTACCTGCGCCGCCTGTCAACGTAACACCACCCGTACCCGACCTTGTAAAGTTGGTAGCGGTATCCATCCGAAATAAATCTATGTCATTACTGGTTAGTGTAATGCCCCCACCTGAGCCAAAGTTTATGCTGCGAACATTGCTGCCGGAGGATGACAACCGAGGCGCGGTTAAAGTAAACCCTGCAAGAGCAATTGTGCCTTGCGTTAGGGTGAAATTTGTAGCAGAAACGCCGACGGTCACTGCGTCAGCAAGCGTGACAGTAATTCCGGAGCCGCTAACCCCCATGTTTCCAATTGTTCGACCTAAAGTCGAAATAGTCGCGGACGCAATAAACTGAAAGCCTACGCCTGTGTAAGTTCCGCCTGCGGCAAGAGTCAGATTTCCCGCAACATTTAGTACGCCCCCACCAGTACCGCCCAGGACAGTGCATGTACTCCCAGTAAAGATAAGGTTTTTGAAATAACTGCCGCTTGAAATGGTTGCTTGGGACGCACCTGCATTGATTGTGAGGTTGCAAGCATTTGATGCGGTGCCACCCGTCGGGCCAAACTGTATAGTGGAGGTTGCTGCCTGATTGCGAGTAAAGCCCCCACCACTGGTAGTCATCGTAAAGTTGGTGGCCGTTGACATAGATAACACGGTCGCTGCTGCGGTAGTGCTTGTCAGCGCAATGTTGCCTGAACCAAAAGAAATTGCGCGAGTATTGCTGTTACTGGAACTAAAATTTCCAGTGCTTAAAGTAAAGTTTGCAAGCGCGAGAGTCCCGGCAGTCAGAGTTGTGGTGTTTGTAATACCCGTCGTCATCGCATCAACAAGCGTAACCGTACCAGCGGCAGTATTGACCGTTGTATTACCAAGTGTTTTACCTACGCTTGTAACAGACGCGCTGGCAAGAAATGTTGGGGCAAGAGCTGTAAATGTGCCGCCAGACGATAAGGTCAAATTCTGGTACATGGAAATAGAACCAGAGGCGGTGCAACCACTGCCCGTAAATGTCAACGCTCTAAATCCTGTGCCGCTCAAGGTTAGCGCATAAGTTCCACCGGTAAAACTAAAGTTTGGAGCATTGGTAGCACTTGGGCTGGCATGATTACAGGTCACCGATATGGCTGTAGAACCCGTAGAACTTACAGTTAGTGTTGGTGCGCCAGTAATTGTGCAGGTTGACGGTGAAGTCCAAACGGTGCCCGTAGCGTTAAGCGTTTTGTTTTGACCGGCCGTTGCCAGTGTACCCGTGAAACCGGTGCAATTGATGCTTCTTACTGTCGCACTAGCACCGCCCCAAGTAACCGTTACGGCCCCTGATGCCGCATCAAAAAACACATCATCGGCGGAAGTTGGTACGGCCTGACCGCCAGCCCCGCCGGACGTTAACGCCCATTTGGTGCCCGCAGTGCCATTCCAAGTGTTCGTGCCGCCGACCCAGTACCTTGCAGCCATGCTTTACTCCTGCGGAGCTTCGACGGCAGGATTGACCACGGCAAGCCAGTTGGTCAGGCGTTCTTGCTTCATGGCCTCCAGTTGCTCATCAGACAGGCCGTGATCATCGGGCAGATGTAACGCATCGCAAAACGAGCCAAACGGGGTGTCAAATTTGAAGATGATTTGCATGATTTCTCCTTATGCTTGCGTAGTGACCGCAACAACATCCCAACGGGTGTTTGCAGCGTTGTAAATGCACCCAACATAAGTCATCTTGTTTGCGGTCGTCGTGGTCGGAAGCGTCGTTCCTATGACCGTATAAGTACCGTCCCAAGTCAAGGCTCTTGGTGTTCCGTTGTCTAAAAGCCGAAAGATCAGCCTGTTGCCATCGACCGGGGTGCCCGTTGGGGCGTTGATTGCCAAAGCAGCGGCCTGAGCCGTAACAGCGTACTGATCAAAAGAACTGATGTCAGGGGTAATGGAGGCTGTGGAAGCAGTACTCGATACACGCGGGTCAATCCGTTTGTTCGTCAACGTCGCCGTACCGTTAATGGTCGTAAAACCATTAGAAGCATTTGCCGTGTTCCCTAACGCCGTTGCAACATTAGTGCCCAATCCGGCAACACCGGTGGATATCGGCAATCCCGTGCAACTGGCCAAGTTCCCTGAAGAAGGCGTACCCAGCACCGGTGTCAAAAAAGTTGGACTTATAAGGTAGTCCACCATTTGCACGACATCCGTGCCGTTGACATATACGTGTGCTTTCCTGCCGTTGGGAATGGTGACCCCGGATCCCGCGGAGGTCTTGACCGTTATACTTTGCGCACCGGTTGTGTTGTTTTGAACAATGTACTGTTTCTGATTAGTCGGGACAATCAGCTCTCGTGTCACGGTCAGACTGACTGACGAAGTCACATTGAGCACAAGCGCTCGAGCAGTCTGCGACGCGTTGCTGTCTGTTAAAGAAATCGTCAGATTGGCGTCCGAAGCGTAGTCAGGATTGCCCAACCCCACAATGGCTTGCTCAAGCGCTGTTCCTAAGTTGGTGTTAGTCGTGCTGCCCCACGTGCCGGAGTTCTCCCCGGTCGCCATTAATTCGATTTTTAGGTTGGTTGAGTAGGTACTAGGCATTGCGCTTTCCTTTACGAGACAACCGGAACCCAGACCACTGTGTTCCCGTCATTAACAATTTGCCATGTTATGGCTTGACCATCATCCACGGCCTGCCAATTAACAGTCTGACTGCTATCGACTCCCTGCCAACTTGAGGCTTGCGCATCATTTACAGCTTGCCAGTTGGGAACTTGATCGTCGTTGATTACACTCCATACCAACGCCGATGATACAAATCCGGTCGCTGTTACTCCAATGGGATAGACAGTTGCATTGCCCGCCACCGTAACAGCACCAACAGCGCTCGTGCCGGCTACCCCTGATACGGGCACGTCCGCGCCCGCCTGTGCCTGCGCAATGCCAACTTCACCCGTTGCAAAGACGCCTGTTACATTGACATCGACGCCACAGATTACGCTAACGCTGCCCACCGCGCCAGTAGCGGAAAGTCCCGTTACAGAAACAATGGCGTCTGCGGTGATCGCTACCGTGCCGACCGCGCCATTGGCCGCGATACCGGTAACGGCAACATTAGCAGTCCCAGTTGTGGTTACAGAACCAACGAATCCGGAAGCCGTGACACCAGTGACAAAAATATCCGCATTAGCTGAAACGGTGACTTGGCCAACTTGGCCCAATGCGGCTAAACCACTAACGGGTACGTTACCCTGACCAGAAACGGCAACTTGGCCAACATTTCCGGTTGCCGAAATTCCGGTCAACGAAATGTCGGCTGTACCCGTGACATTTACCGTGCCAACTGCGCCAGTCGCTGAGAGGCCGGTAACAGGTACATCGGCACCCGCTTGGGCTACAACCTGCCCAACCAGCCCCGTTCCAGCTACGCCAGTTAGAGTAACCAGGGCCGTGCCGGTAACCGCAACGGACCCAACGCTGCCCGTCGCCGATAGGCCCGTAACAGAAACATTGGCCGCGCCAGCGACCGCAACTGACCCAACGCTGCCTGTTGCAGATAACCCTGTAACAGAGACATTAGCCGCACCAGCAACCGTAACCGACCCGACGTTGCCTGTTGCAGATAACCCCGTAACAGAAACATTGGCTGTTCCCGTTACAGTGACCGACCCGACGTTGCCTGTTGCAGATAGCCCCGTAACAGAAACATTGGCTGTTCCCGTTACAGTGACCGACCCGACGTTACCGGTAGCCGAGACCCCAGTAACCGATACGCCTACTCCCTCGGCAACAGTAACTGTTCCAACCGCACCCGTACCGGTGGGCAGAGCCGCAAGACTCTGCCCCCACGGGTCGTCACCCCAGCCTACGCCGGAGGCATTCCACCCTTGGAATGCAACGGTTGCATCAGCCACCTAGACTCCTTAAGCAATCCGAATGATCGCACTGGTCGAGTCAGCAGTCGGGAAGATGATAGTAAAGGTGCCGCTGGTTGAGGTCTTAGCGCCCCCAAAGTCCAGCACAACAACGGATGGATCGCCCACTGCACTGTCGTTGTAAATCAAAGCGCCATATGCTGTGATGGTGGCGCTGGTGAAGGACAGGTCAGCAAAATCCGTGAACGCCGTTGTACCAGAGCTGGTCGGAGTCACATTTGTCAACGTGCCGCCGCCCGCCGAATACGTACCAGAAGCCCCAACCTCACCAGAAGACGTGTAAGCCGTAGTGGCGGCAGTAAACGACGGGGTATTGTCGTACAACGCCAACTTGAACGTGTTACCCGTACCATTGGTAAAGTTGTGCACGGCTTGCATAAGTTCGACTTTGAAGCTGGTACACATAAAGTTGCCAGAGAAGGCCATGATCACTCTCCAATTAAATGAACAAGTTCAGGATGACCGGCCTCGCGAACCCGCATGGCAATCGTGGCACGATCCTGTTCAACAGCTTCTTTCAAATAAAACGCCACAACTTGCCGCACGGCATCCTTGAAGGCTCGAGCTTGTGCCTGAACAGCCGGATGAGACTTGTCCCCAACATACACAATTTTGTCAGCGGCGCGTTGCGCTAACTCTTCGATCGTCCAGCCCCGGTGTTCAGTCGTAGCAACCTGAACACCGCTAGTGAGCACTGGTGCTGAAACTGTAATCATGGCCCTGGAGACTCCGATTTAAGCGGAATGCGCAGCATTCCGTCTCTGTATTCATCCCGACGACGACGGCCTTGCTGTTCATTGCCAAGACCCTGTAGCGCCTCTTGATATGCTGCTCGGAAATAGTCCATCATTTCTTTTGGACCCTTAGTGTAGCTGTATGCCTGAATCAGGCAGGCGTACAACAGTGCTTCAGGCGCGTTATTACTGATCCACGTCGTAGTGTTTGTTGACGACAACTGCGCGGGCCGGTAGATGTATCCCATCTCAGCCGTAAACGACGCATTAGGCGTTGGCGCCACGTAGAACGTGTTTTGATCCCATACGGAGTAGTACTTTGGGACGCCTGTACTTGCACCATTCGGCCAATACTCCTTCATGAAGGACGTGTCCCGAAAATCCAAAAAAATCTGATCCGTTCCCGACGTGATCATCAGGTATCGATGGGTCAGTATGTCCGATGGCGCCGTCAAAAACTTGTTGCCCGAAGTCATGTTGCCACTGACCTCGAGCTTGAACACGTCCAAATCAATCTGGCGAAGGATCTGGTTCTCCGCCATGGTGATGAAGGTATTGATCACAGAGTTTGTGAACACATTTGCGTTCACCTCTGTGTAATTCCGGATGTTGGTGACAAGCTCATCGTAGGTCATGACGTGCTCACTGTGACAGACCCGACGGAACCCAAGGCAATGAGCGCTTGGCCCTGTACATAAGGCCGCATGTCGTTGGTGCCTCGCGCACTACCATAGCTCTGAAAAGCGGTGAAGCCGGGAGCCCCAACAAAAACAGAGACCGGTTCGATCCGATCAGGCCTCGGATCGCGTAGCGCAATCGCATCACCTCGATAGCGCAACGGCTCGAGCTGCGGCTCTTTAGGCTCATAGTCGTCTGGGCAGACCATGTAGCCTTCCCAGTTCTTGCGCAAGACATTGTACGGAT